GTGCGGGTGCGGGTGCGGGTGCGAGTGGTGCGGGTGGTACGGGTGGTACGGGTGGTGCGGGTGCGAGTACGGATGTCGATTGTGATGCAGCTAATACAGGTGCGGGTGTCGATGATAGCATCATCGATTGTGGTGCTACTAATACAGGTGCTTGTGGTTGTGGTTGTATCGATAGGGCTGATAAGATCCATGCGGGACACGAGGCTGGGTAAGTCTTGCACCCAAAATAGATGGCGGCCAGCAGGAACAATAGAAAAAGACCGATTCCGAGGAGAATCCATAATAGAGAGGAGGATCGCTGCGGCGGTGGTGATGGTGGGAAAGTCTGGGTATCATTACTCGAGACAGAGGGTTCGGCGGAGAGATTGACGACAGGCGTTGAGGCATATGTGGGGGGTGTCGTATCATCCGCGACATTGTGATTCCCGACATATGCCGCGGATGTATTGGTGCCGGCATTGTTCGATCCGGGCGCAGCTGCGGCACCACCATTATTATTATTCTGACCCGGAAAAAAGCCAGGATTGACCTCACCACCACCACCACCACCACCACCACCGCCACCACCACCGGACGTTGCCAATCCTTTTTGATCATTGGCGGTCATGTCCATGCTTGTGATGGTGGCGGGCTCGAACGAGACGCACCCTCCCGCCATGGTCTTGCCCGATTTGCTCGTGATCATGATGCTCCGCTCGATCTGGCAGATGCGGTTGTACGGGAACATGGCCATCTTGAATAGACCTTTTTCGGCGTACGCACTCCCCCATGAATTCCGGATCCACCAGTATGGGATCATGTACTGGTTCGGATTGTTGGGATTGACGGCCGGATTGTCCATCTGGACGGCCGCCGGATTGACCAGCGATTTATCGACCGGCGAGATTCCCCATCCGATGACGGTGACGGCGTGGGCGCCGAGAAGCGAAAGAGGCGCCGCCGTCCCCTGCGATGGATTCGGACAGGTATCGGCGGCATTCTCGGTATCAGGGAGCGTGTATCCATTATCGCCGAGCACACCGACGCATTCGAAATAAATGCCGTCCGGGTTCTTCTCTGTCCGAAAATCACCCGAGATGTCCGTCTCAAGACTCTTGTCGACAAGATTCGAAAACACATGGAAACATCCAATCACGGGCCCGACCTGGAAGATGTGCTGTTTGATCAGTTCGCGGATGGCCGAAATTTTGGAAAAATCGCCCGCTTCCGTCTCCTCCAGGTTCAACCGTTTCACATTCTGGATCATGTATTTCAGGAATTTCCCGGCATTGTAGCAGCCGCAACTGGGGATCTGTTTGTTCATCACGGTCGGATCGCCTCCCCCGCCGGTGCAGTCCGAACTGTTGAGGCACCAGGAATAGTCGACACAGATGTTCGTGCCGATCCCGTTCTTCTCGAGCCATGTCATGACGGAACTCACATCCCCACCGCCGCACTGCGCCGAGGGATAGATGCCTGCCTCCACCGGCAGATTGTTGATGGCGTTCGGGTAGCACGACAAGAGATAGGTCCAGCTGATGTTCGGGCTCGCGGCGTAATTATTCTTGACCACGAACGCGTCGCTGATGGCGGTCGCAATGGCGTACGCCCAGCAACAGCCGCATGAGTACTGCTGGTACTGGCGTGTGGCCGGATCGTTCCGATCCCCGGGCACATTGATGCGATTGACCCCAGTATTAAAAGCCGTGATGAGATTGTACTGGGCTGGAGGCGGGACGGCGCCCCTCGCCAATTTCTTTTTCTTGACGGGCTGTTTTTTCAGGGACGACAGAACAATATTGGTATTGCAGGGGGGCATGATAAACGTGGGAACCTTGCTCGCCCGCGCCAATTTCCCTTTCCCCTTGACGGGCTTTTTCACCACAGGCTTGGCATTGGCGATAAACTCGTTATAATCGGGGATGTTGAGGGACATGTTTTTTACCCTCAACACAAGAATAAAATTTTTCTTCTCTTGAAGAAAAATGGTTCATTATTACTTATTTATTGTCTCATCCTTGAATCATCCAATCTATCGACAGATACAAAAAAAAAGGCGCTACCTCCTTGACCGTTATCAGATCCCCTATACGGTGCTGATCAATGAGAAAGAATCGCCCATGGACGACAGGACAGTCGATACGCTCCTCCCATTGGAATACGATGAAATACTCTATCCGATTGAGGCGAGCGTTCCCACCATGACACAAAAATTTTTATCGGGGGTGCGACAGTATTTCCGATCATTTCCTTCCGAAAATGATATCCCCAATTTCATTGTGCGCATCAATGCCACTGTATATATCCATTTCCCCAAATTGAAAGAACAGATGGAGGGATTGCCACATACACGGATGATTGCGGGTCCAATGTACGCCGAGGATTCGTTCATTGTTGGGATGCTCATGATTTTTTCCAAGGATGTGCTCCTCAATATTCTCAAGGATCCCGCCATCTATGATAAGGATATCATGTCCGGACCGGATGATGTCGTCCTTACCCATCTTGGTCGTAAATACGGCCAGACATATAATATTATGGATCATTTTGTCTATCCCAATGAATCGACACTGGATCGAGATGGGCTCTATAATCTAAACGCCATTGAGCCTCATCGGCATCAGAAATGGTATTTTCGGCTGTGCGATTGGGGGAGTGGACGTTCGACCGATCTAAAGAATTGGGATCGATTAGTTGGGTATTTTGAATCAGAACGAAAACCAGACCATGGCAAAAAAATATGGTGGATCATTCTCATTCTCATCATTTTTATCGGAGGGATCATTTTGATGATATATCGATAGGGAAAATGCTCAGACGACGGATCTTGATTTCAATATACTTGAGCACCTTGGGATTGACATTGAAAATACTCGTCCCTAGTTGATTCTGATCATTGACGGAATAATAAATGGCCTCGTAGTGGTGGGTGCGCAATAAAGTGCGAATTTCCTGAAAGGCCGCATCGATCGTTTGTCTTGTCCGGGCATCCAGGGTTGTATACCCTCCTTTTTTGCGTGTGCCCGTGGGTATTCCCGCGGCCAATGGTATGTCCAGATCCGAGTGCCGATTGTATTTGCGGATGATGGCGTTCCCGCCGCCGGGTACGGCCGTATGATGTTGTTCCTCATTATCGTTGAAAAGAAAGAGCGAGCGCTTGTATGGTTTCTGACGGCACATCCAATCAAAATCGCCAAACCGTCCGGCTCCCTGGAAACGGATCCCATAGATCGGGATATTAAATCGTTCATCTTTTAATATAGCAAAACGTTGTTGCAAGGAGAGTGGCGCGGATGATGGTTTTTGTCCACTACGGCCTAATAATCCCTCGTCGGTTGTATGATGAATTTTTCTGTGACCACTTCCACGACGACTGGGTTTTGGTGATGGGGTACCAGCATATTTTAATGTAGTCGAAGGTTGTTGCAAGGGGATGAATGATCGCCCACGATCACGAGATGGCGATGGAGAGAGGGCTGGTTCATAACCGGCTGCATACGCGAATCCTCCACCACTGCCAGATCGTCCATGGTCGGTTGATTGAAGAGATAGTACAAGATCAGTATCGGATCGTCGCGATGCGCGTCTTTTTCCACCACCGCGACGATCCGATACTGGTGCTCGGGACCGTAGCGGTGATGGAAAATGCCCAGCATCAGAAGATCTCAATCTGGCGAGACGCTGTTGCAAAGAGAGTGTTTTGTTGTACTGATTGATAAAGTGATTGGCAATCTTGAGTTTTCTGGGATCTTTCGAACCTGTGTCTGTATGAAAATCACTCCCTTGAACTGCATCAGGATATGGGGTTACTTTTTTTTTCAATTGTGTGAGGATGTTTGAGGAGGATGGACGTGGCGTCCACCTGAACAAACGACTCATATCTTTAAACAATGCCTCGTTCCATTTTTGTTGAAAGTCCCGGTGTAGTCGTTCCCTTTTTCGTTCGGGTGTCTCTTGCGTTCCCATTTTTTTGTATACAACTATTTTTTTTATTTGACATTATCGGTTTGGATCAAAATCGTCGAATTGATCGGGACATCCATTTTTTTTTTTACATCGATTTGTATATAATAAAAAACATGACGGATCCATCGCACAACAGATCCCAGACATGGCAGCAACTGCGCCCGACAAGATCATTATTGACCCAGTCGCGCCGTAGGGATGGAAAAATCAAGGGCATGCTGTCGCAGTATCTGATCGGCCCGCAGAGTGCTGAACGATTTTTTATAGCCCAATCGATCATACGGCGGAGCCGGGGCTGTCCTTCTTTATCATCCTTATTTTCCTATCTATTGGTAAATTATACAGAAATATTCCAGATCATCGATGCTATGCTCGAGAGAACGCACCGACAGGGCAATCAATATGGCTGTCGTATCATGTCTTATTTATTCTGGCTATATCTGCAACCCGCATTCACCCTTCAGCAACAGACAAAATCCTATGTTAAGGATGTGATGCACATCATTTTTCCGGATCAATATCCAAGACAAGCAAAACGGTCGGCCGTTCCCGGCATGAATGCCTTATCCGATGAATGGAAAAACGTGCCGCTCTGCGGCCATATCCTCATTGCCCTGACTTTCTTTGATCTTACTACTCAGGGAAAGCCGAAAAACATCAGTGGATTGGAGCACGTCTTCCTGTGCATCCGGATCGAGGAGGATTCACGAGGCCATGATTGTATCGTGATATCCTGGTGGGGCAATAAATTATCCATCCTATCCCGCAATTTTGAACATCATGTGCTGGGCATCAGGGAGTCGATGAATCAGCGGATGTCATCTCTTCATCAAATTATCATGTATTACAATCGAGTCTTTGAAGCCGATATCCCCCAAATAGATCCGGAACCCATTCCCATGGCCGTCGTCGTCTCTTTTTATAGTTCGCTGACACCGACCTCCGGCGAGGCGATTGAATCCAATATCGCCTCTCTGCGCGCGCGCATATCGCGGCTCCCTCCGGACGGTGGGCGCGGGCATGATCACGTCGACGCCCAGCGGCAACGGCGTGGCCTCGGCCTTCACGGTGACGGGCAAGGAGGTCATGGTGAGCGCCTCGGGGGGCACGGTGGCGCGGGAGGCCAAGCACACGGGTCCAGAACTCGATGATTCTATATCATGTTGGAAAAAATGACGATAGACAAATGTTCTGGCGATCGAAGATTCTAGGATGTATCTACAGATCGGGCGGCGGACAATATAATATCGAATTTGTCTCGACAAAAAAATTATGGTGATTCACGATTCTGAAAAAAAAAATAGAGTGTGTAAATATTTTCTTTTTCGAATGATATCATTAATCATACCATCATCTAGGTCTTTGAGAAAAACATCCACATTCATGAGGAATATCTTTCACAAATTCCCCAAAATGGATCACCCGTTTCACTAAGAGAGAACATACAAGGGAAACCATCCATCCAGGTTTGCAGTGACATTTTCCTAAAGATTTTTTTTTATGCGGAACAGGCGGTGCACGCCGGTTCTTCTCCTGTATTCTCGGTGGAAATGGTGAAATTGATAGAGGCGACGGGCGCGCGGGAACGGATGTAATAGCATCCCGTCTTCAGGCCCTTCTTCCACCCGTAGAAATGGATCTTGGTGAGGAGATCGAGGGACGGTTCGGCGACAAAGATGTTGAGGCTCTGGCTCTGGTCGATGAAATACTGCCGGTCGACGGCCATGTCGATGAGGGAACGCTGCGGGATCTCCCAGACCGTGCGGTAGATGTTCTTGAGGAAGACGGGGATCGGGAACGAGGCGACCGACCCCTGCGAGGCGATCAATCGATCCATGATCTGGGGCGTCCACAGCCCGATCGCTTCGAGGTCGCGCTTCAGGAACGCATTGCAGATGTAAAACTCGCCCGCATTCGTCCGTCGAGAAAAAATGTTGGACGTCCACGGCTCGAAACACTCGGTGTTGCCCAGGATCTGGCTGGTCGAGGCGGTCGGCATGGGCGCGAGGAGGAGGCTGTTCCGCGTGCCGTAGCGCAGGATGCTCGACCGGAGCGCCTCCCAATCGTGGCGGCCGGAGAGGTCCGGCTTTTTGGCGTGCGCGGCGGCCGGGCAGGACAGTTCGAAATGGAATTTCCCCTTGGCCAGGGGCGAATCCTTGAATGTGATGTACGGCCCTTCTTTCATGGCGAGACGGTTCGAGGCGGAGAGCGCCGCGAAATACATGGTCTCAAAGATGTCCTTGTTGAGCGCCCGCGCATCCGCCTCGTCAAAGGCGAGACGGAACGCGCCAAACACATCCGCCAATCCCTGGATCCCGATCCCGATGGGGCGGTGGCGTTTGTTGCTGACCTCCGTCTCCGGGAGCGGGTAGATGTTCAGATCAATGACCCGGTTCAGATTCTCGGTCACGGCGCAGACCACGCGGTACAATTCATCAAAATCAAAGACAGGGCAGAGGATGGATCTCCACACGTCCGTGAATCCTCCCAAGTATTTCCCATCCTGGAAGATCGCCGGGACGGTCGTCAGGGCGTGCTCTTTCCGCGCCTCCATCCACGCCCCCGCGTGCTCTTCGATATCCCGTTTCTCGATATCCGGGCACTCGAGTGAGAGGAGATTGCAGAACGGACAATTCTTTTTGGTGTAGACGATCCACCGTCCGATCGTGGCGCGCTTGGGGTTGGGTCGGATGAAACGAGGGAGCGCGATGGACGCGAGATTGCAGCAGGCGTACTCATCATTGTCGCTGTACTCGATAATCTCGGTGCACTGGCCCGTGCAGACGCCCGAGAACCATCCCTTGCCCGTGACCGGCTCTGTGAAACAGTAGGTATCCCCGTAACGATCCGTCCTGTCAATCTCCATCACCCGCAAATCCCGGATAATCTCGTGACCAATCTCCTCCCGATAATCGGAGGACAGATTGTCCGGATCCAGCATCCTGAAACGGGATCGCGAGAGGACGAGTTTGAAACGATGCTGATGGTTCCCTTCTGTGACGGCACAACGGATCCCGCACCATTCCATGTGGAACATCAGTTCGTGGAGCGATTCCTCGTCGTCCGAGTAGACAAAAATGGAATCCTCCATGATGACGCCTTTCTGGATAATCCACCGGATCGAGAACTCGATATCGGGCGGGAGATGTTTCCCGGGCATGTCCGGCAGACGGAACGGGGCGATCCGTTCGTGCGCCACCAATTCCGCGGCGGTAATCCGCACCACCGCATCCTCGCGGATCACATAGAAATGATGCTCCGGGGTGCATGTCAGGACGGCACCGGTGCTCAGACGGACACGATAGAGACGCCGGTTCTTGCCGGTCTGACGGATCTGGACAGGACGATAGGATTCGCCGTTCCAGATCTCGACATGCCGATCCTTGAGGTGCCCGATCGGGAAAATCCCCTCGCGAATCATGATGCGCGTATCGGCCGCCACACACAGGTTGCTCGATTTGATGATGCCGAGATTGCTCTGGTTGGACTTGTAGTTGCAGGCGTCCTTGTAGAGCATGTACGGCGTCCCGGTCTCGATCTGCGATCGCAGGATCTCCGACCACAGATCGCGCGCCCGCACTTTCCGGATGTACCGTTTCTCCTCCTCGTACTGTTCGTACAGCATCTTGAACTGCGGTCCGATCCGGTCAGAAAGATGCGGCGCCGTGGAGGGGCAAAAAAGACTCCAGTCCTCATCCTTCTCGACGCGCTCCATAAACAGATCCGGGATCCAGAGGCCGTAGAAAAGATCGCGCGCGCGCTCATCCTCCGCGCCCGCATTCCTCTTGGCCGTGATGAACTCGTAGATATCCGCGTGCCACGGTTCAATGTACATGGCGAATGCGCCGTTCCGTTTCCCTCCCCCGTTGTGGACGACCCCGAGTTGGGTGACATAATTCTTTTTGCCGACCATTTCGAGATCGATCACCTTGCCCTTGTACGGTTCCGAACGGATCGTGAACGAATGCACCGGACGGTGGTAGAATGAACCCTTCTGGATCATCCCATCGCCCGTCATGAATCGCAAGAGCATGATTTCTCGATCCCATCCGGTGATTGCTCGCGCCACTACGCCCAGGAAGAACCGTTGTTTCTCGATGGAGATCCGGAGGATCCGTGATTTTTGGTGTTCGATCCATTCCTCGAGACGGGATGGCTTGACATGCGCGCGCCGTCCTTCATCGATGTCGAATTCAAATCTATGACAGATCTCCCCCAGCACGCGCCGGATCGCCGTCTCGGCGATTGCCGAGAACGACCACACCATCCTCTCATTCTCGATCGTCGACAGGTGTTTCCATTCGCTCAGGTAGTGCGCCAGGAAATAGACATGATCGAATGTCATCTCCTGATCGATCGAATCATGGCGTGGGTACGAGAGCACCGGGAAGAGCACATCGTCGCCCTTGCTCATCTCCGATAGCATCCGGTACTCGTAATCGTGGTTCAAGAAATTGTGCTCGGGGGTGACGCGCGCCCCATCGATCGAGATCATCTCTCCGTCCCAATCGTACTCCAGGACACGGGCGACCTCCTGGAATTCACCGTCGCTGTTCATCACATACTCGCCCTCTTTGATCGAACCGATGGGCTGGAGCCCGTCTTTGCGGAAGACCATGACGTCCGGGGCAAAACACTGGTCGATGTAGCGACTGACATTGTTGTACACCTTGAGCATCGGCAGGATGCCGTTCGATTGCCCGTTGGTCCCGTAGATGTAGGATTTATTCGCGCGGATGTTCGAGATGTGGATCCCGATACCGCCCGCCCATTTTGAGATCTGCGCGGCGTCCGCAATCGTCTTGAAGATCCCATCGACACTATCCGCCGTGCCCATCAGGAAACAATTCTTGGCAATCACCCCGTTCACCGTGTACGAATGATCCTCCTCCACGCCCAGCGTCCAGACCTCGATCTCGCCTTTCCGCACCATCCTCCGATACCCGAACCGCACGAACGAATGACCCTCGATGGTCAGCCGGTGGCGGGGGAGGAGGCAGCATCCCGAACGCTCGATGAGATGGAGACGGTACTCCTCCTCGGTCCGTACAATCTCGTGCTCGCTCGAATCCGTCATGGACAGGAGGATGACCATCATCTCCGCCTCGCGACGATCCGAAAATCCGAACGGCAACTCGCGCCACACGTCGAGCCAGCCCTGCATGAATGATAAAGAGGGCGATCGGATCAGCATGGCGAGGATCTCTTTCCTGGTCGTGATGAGATCGTGGATCATCTCGGGCTCGTAGAAATGAAACACCTGCGCCTGCAAGACGACCCGGTACCCATCTTTCTCCATCGCATCGATAAAGCTGTGGTAGGTTGTCCGGTGCGCGTGCGGTAACTCGTAATCGGCGACATCGCGATCCTCGTGGTAGGAGTAGGCCAGTATCATCCCGGCCATCCTCGGGAAGGTTTTCAAAAAATACCGTGCGCGTTCGTACCGCAGGAATGACGTATCGATCGGGAATTTTTCGCGGGAGTACGTCTCGGCGAGGAAATCATGGCGCGTGAGTTGGTCGAGACGCTTCCACAGTGTCCTCGAGCCGTCCCACACAAAAAATTCATGATCCCCCGTCGCCGTCGCGACATACCGCCCATCGGAGGTGCACAACTCGTACAGCGACCGTCCCGCCAGCAGGTTCTTGTGGATCTGAGAGACGGATCTCGCCCGGCCCTCGTGCGTGAGCACCTCGTCCCCGATCGTCACCTTGTCGATCCGCTTGATGCCCCGCGTCGTCCAGATCGGCGTCTCCGGCAGGAAACATGAGGCCATCTGGCTCCTCCTTGTCCCCGCGTGGAAGAGCGTCGGCGTCGCGTGCGTGTACTTTCCTGCCAGCAGATCCCGGAAACACTGGATCGTCCTCGTCCAATCGTCCTTGTGGATGAACAGCGCGATCCGCATGAGCATGTGCGGGAGCCGTTCTTGGATCGTCCCGTTCGCCCGCAGCAGGTACGAACGGAGCAGCGTCCGCCACCCGAAGAGCGTTGGCAGGAAACATCCCGCCAGCTCGTTCATGTAGATCGATTCGATGGTCTCGCGGTTCTCCTGGATGAACGACATGAACTCGTCCGAAAGGATCGGGCGCGGTCGATCCATCACATCCCGGTTCTGCTGGAGCGCGCGCATCGTCTCCACGAACGACACCACCGTCTTCTCCTCATGAAGACGGATCATCAGCATCGATGCCAATTTATCATATTCGGCGCTCTCGTTCGCCATCGAACCCGCACGGAACGCCACGCGCTCCAGAAATTCCTCCTCCTCGTACACATCGGGCATTTCCTCCCGGACCTGATCCTGCAACCGGTCCAGATCGACCTGCCCCCAATCGATCCTATCGTAATAAATGGATCGTTTTAATAAAGATTCCATGTTTATTTCTCCTCTCCCGGTTGTCCTTAAATCTCATTTTTAATCCAAGACCCGCAACGACAATTGCCTATTTTTTATCGAGGATGATTATAAAATGAGTGAATTACGACCACGACAAAAACGACGACAATTCCTGGAGATTCGTATGAGATTATTGAGGTCTATTCGTATCATGTGCGATACATTTGCCGTCGAATTTGACAACATTCCAGATTCATTAGCGAGACTGGATCAGGAGGTCTCGAAATTCAACGACTCGGAAGCTAGCAGGTCGTGGTCTTACTTATCTTCTTCACTAGAGACTGCATATGATCAACTCAGCAACCTCGGATTTTTTACAATCGATATGTCCCAATTTACGACGACATCCGATCCGATATTCGAATTTGAGAACGAATACCTATATTTCTTATCCTCCTCTGAACCTGTACCTGACACAATGATAGACATCGAACCGACAATTATTGTACTGCCCGACACACTCAATCACATACTGAGAAATTATCATCGAGATGAGTTACCCAAATATAGAGTGCTCATTAAAACGGGCGTGATGCTGCATGCGTTGACCAATGGACATTTGACTGACAGTCTCTGGAAAAAAGTAATGCCTTTTATCTATGATGGCATACGATACGAAGGAGTGTCCTCATTCCCGCCTCAACAATTCCCATTTTCTCAGACATGGAAAGGCATCCTTACCGAGCATGAATTACAGAGTCGAAATATATCTTCTCTATTGAATAAATATTGGGCATCGCAGGTGTCATCGCCCTGTATCGGGTATATCGCAGATATCCGTTTATACATTGACATTGACTGGGGGAATACTGACATTCAGATCCGATACAATGATGAACAACATCTTGTCCGTGAATTGCAGAAACCACATTGGATATTTTCGATATCTCTGATAAAAAAAAAATACGCGCACCGAAATTGTATCATTTTCACGAATAATACATTTTTCTATATCGAACCACACGGTTCTGATAGAGGAGATGGTAATGCTTATCTAAAGGGAGATTTTTTTCGCAAAATGTGGAAAGATTTGATAACTAGGATCTGCCGGGATCTTATCGGCAAAGCGTCGCCACTGCGATTATCTCGGTTTATACCTTCCAATCAACCGTTTGTCTTACTCTCGGATCGCTCATTGCACCGATATAGATGGTTTCAATATTGGGTTGAATTCCTGAATGAATCATGGGAAAAAGGAGGCTATTGTGTTATCATCGCACTGTTCATTGTTGAATTATTCCGTCTGAATGCATGTTCTACAGTATTTGATCAGGATTCATTATATCCACCGCCGCAGAAGAGCACCATCCGGCATGAACCATTTCCGATCAAACCATGGACAGCCGAACAAATGACAATCATGGTGGAATTATATATCATCATCAGCATGATGACGGGGCAATTGCAACCGCAACTGAAAGGATTTGAAGTCGCAATCTTTCGTAGAATCAAGACATTGCAGCGTCTCGAATCCTCGCAACTCAAGGACTCCACTCCTCCATCGCGATCACAGCGACGACCGGCGGCCACATTCAAACATACGACACGACAGGATACAAATATTCCTCTGCAGTATCTCCGCACAGAAGTCGAACGACCCGAGAGATCCCGGCGTATACAACACCGTCTCAATAAGACTGAACTTCAGGCATTGATGGCACGGCTCCTGCGCGCCCGTGCGCAGCGACCCTCGCTGTACAGGACAATTTTCGGGCAACACATGAATCCCATCCCTTTACCTACACAAATCCTGCACGACGATGTCGTCGACATGGGAGCCGTCCAACGACTTGCCCGCGGATCGTCCGATCCCCGCCGGTTCCGCGAAAAATTCCTCGAGTACATTTCCGGAGGTGATGTCGCACAGACGGAGCTGCACGATCTTCTTCGCCGGCGATAAGTTATTTTTTCCAACAAAAAAATAATCCATGAATAGAGAATGATACGGATTATCTTGTGTTTATACCGGATCGATAAACAATTGTTGGCATCGTGCCTGGACAGCATCCGTTCGCAGACGTACAAGGACTGGTCGCTGATTGTCGTGTGGGACGAGGACGAGGTCACGGATACCACCGTCGATTTTCACGGCATGGACGTCCGGGTGTGCAACGACGGCGAGCACGTTGGGATCTCGCGCGCGCGGAACAAAGGTCTCGCGCTGTGCGAGAAGGACGACATCGTGACCTACCTCGATCATGACAATCTCTGGTACCCGGACTATCTCCAGGCGGTCGCCACCGCCTTCCAGGACGAGAATGTCATGACGACGTACGCGGACATGCGGTACAAGCACGACAAGGAAATCGTCTCGATCGAGTTTGATTGGGATGCGCTGATGCGCAAGAATACCATCGATCTCAATGTGTTTGCGCACCGCGCTTGTCTTGCCCGGATGCTCCGTGGATTCGATCCTCATCTCTCCCGGATGGTCGATTGGGACCTGATCCTTCGGTATACGCGACACCATCCCCCGCGCCATCTTTCGGTCGTCGGCGTCGAGTACAATAATGACGGCGATCGTACGCGGATCTCCCTCTGTCATCCGGCGACCATCAACCTGTACCGCATCTGGGCGAAATGGAGCCGACTCCGACCCATTTTAGCCGGGTACAAGATCCTCTACGTGGTCCATCATTACTGTCATCTCAGCGAGACCTACATCGACTGGGAGATGGAGTACCTGATGGGACTGGGGGCGATCGTCGAGGTCTACGCCGATCATCCTCATCCCGCCGTGCCCGTCCCTCACACGAAACGGGTCCATTCGGATCTATCCGAGGCCCTGCGTCTTTTCCGGCCCGATCACCTTCATGTCCACTGGATGAACATCGCCCTGATCCATCAGCACCGGCTGCGCGAGAGCGGCGTGCCGCTCACCATCCGCGTCCACGGCTTCGAATGGGACGAACGGATGGCCCTCTACCTGCTCCAAACAATGCCCAACCTTCGGCACATCTTTGTCTACCGATCGTCCATGATGTTGGACAGACGGATGGTCGCCGTCCCGGTCGGGATGAACCCGAGGCTCCATTACCCGGACATCATCCCGCGTCACAATCGACGGTCGGTGCTCCGCGTCAGCGCCGGTCTGCCCAACAAGGACATTGATTTCTTCCTCGAACTGGCCGACCGGCTGGCCGACGAATTCGATTTCACGCTCTGCATCATCCACTGCAATACCAGGGAGGCGTACACCGACGAGATCGCCCGTCGCAAGACCCGGTGCCGCGTCCTGGTCGATGTCCCGCGCGAGGACATCCCCGCCCTCATGCGCGCCTCGGGCATCTACCTCCATACAAACAAGGATCCCAAGATCGGACAGCCGATCTCCATCGTCGAGGCCATGGCGTGCGGGTGCTACGTCCTCGTCCGCGACCATCCCGCGCTCCTGCACATTGTCCGGGATGCAGGGAAAGGGTACGCCTCGATGGACGAGGCCGTCCGACGATTGCGAGAGACACAGACATGGACCGATCGCGAGTGGGATCGGGCGCGGTGCCGGTCGATCGATCACGCCTACACCTATTTCATCCCCGAACGGACATTCGAATTTGTGGCCCGCGCGATACGGTACGGCTCCATTACACAAGATAGGTAGGATTATTATTTTTTATCCATCCATTGATAAAGAATGAATGTACGGGCTCAGTAAGATTGCGCAGAGGGTGAAAAACATCCCCGTCCTCACGGTGCCCATGACGCCCGAGAATGAAGAGATTGTCGACATCCCCAAGGGTCAGAAAGATTTCTTGTGTGTCATGGATCACACACAGACCGACAAGAGCCGTGTGCCCGCCGAATTCAACGGCATGGTGGTGTGGGCGGACTACCTCACGCCCACGCAGGATCAGGCCGAGTGCGGCTCATGCTGGGCGTTCGCCTCCTCCACATGCCTCGCGGATCGTTTCAATGTCATTGCCAAGAAAAAAATTCTCCCGACCGTCTCGACCAATTTTTCTCTCCTCTGTTCGTTCAATGAGGATATCCTAACGTCCAAAGTGCTCCAGACCGCCGGTGGCAATTATCAGACCAATCAGGATCTCATCCAGAAACTCAATCAGCTCAATTCGTCGCAGTTCCAGTGCGGGGGGAACTACCTCCTCACGGCCTGGTGCAATCTCTACGCGGCCGGGACCACCACGGACGATTGCCTCCCCTACAAACTCGTCGATCCGTTCAAACAGCAGTACGCCCTCCTCGATTTCGCCTTCAATGGCCGGACCGCCTTCCTGGACACCACCTCGGCGGACACCATCAAGAAACAGAATTTCTTTTTCCTCCTGGACAAGGCCAATGCCAGTTGGAGTTGCAACAGCATCGTCGGGAACAACAAGGAACTCTGCTGGGAACACACCATCATCGACAATATCATGATGTCCATCCCACTCCGCCATTATCATTGCGGTCTCATCTACCATATCAAGGACGATAAAGATCTGGATGCGGCGATCCGGTACGACATCTACCGCTACGGGCCGGTGAGCACCGTGATGAACATGTTTGAGGATTTTTTCACCTTTGACCCGGTAAACGGCGGTGTCTACAATCCCAAAGAAAAAGTCGAGGATTCGACGGGGGGGCACGCGGTCGAGATTGTCGGCTGGGGAACGTTCAATGGCACGCCCTTCTGGTGGATCCGGAATTCATGGGGATCGGAATGGGGGATCCAGGGATGTTTCCGACTGGCGCGGGGCAACGCCTCGCTCGGCGTGGAGGCGAACATCATCACCGGCATCCCGTATTTTTTCTTTACCGTCGACCAGTACGATCGTTTCCTCGACGAATTCCCCAAGCACAACCCCATCACGATCAAATCACCGTACCAGAACTGCCTCACCAACCCGTGGATGCAGAAATATTTCACCCTCTACTACCGATCCATCCAGACCGAACTGTACGACACCTCCAAACCGGCGCGTCTGACGTATTTCCGGGTGCTCGCCCAGCACCCGGGGCAGAAGGCCGTCCTGTACCCGCAGATCGGCCTGACGACCAAGATCATCTCGGTGTACCCGGGTCTCATGTTCATGAACGCACCCGACGCCGAGGCGATCCTCGCCTGGTTCCGGTCCGGCGCGTTCGCCGCCGATCCATCCCGACCCTCCTCCGGACGCCGACCCCTCCTGTTCTGGCTCTACCTGTGCCTGGGTCTCTGTTGTCTCGTACTGATCGGCATCCTTGTTTATTATCGGATTCGGAATCGTTGAATCCATGATCATTGAGATGTTGTATCAAAAAGATGATACAACATACAAAATATATTAGGAATGGGTTCATCCGCGGCATTTCTGTTTCTGCAGTCGCATGCAGGGTTTGCAGTACGGCTGGTAGCCGTCCTTGGCCGCGGCTTTCTTGCAGAACATGTCGATGGCGAGTTGTTGTTCGCACAGCCGGCATTGTTTCTCGCGCAGGTCGGTCCTCAACGCCTCGCGGCGCTGTCGCATCGTCTCGGACCGCTTCTTGTGCGCCTCTTTCTTGTTCTGTCGGCCATCGTCGGTCTCAAAGAACTGTCGCATGGTCTCGCCGATCTTCTCTCGTGTCGTGCGAGAATGAGACTGTGGCACTGTGACTGGAAGGCTCACAATATCATTCTTACTGTATGGGATCTTCTCACAGAGCTGGCGCATGACCACCACATGACGGCAGCGCTGCTGAACGGATATGAGATCGTGCTCGAAACACCATCGGAATCCACCCGCATGGAACAGTTGGAGAGGATCATTGCAGCACTTGGAGATGGAGGCATGGAATGTCTTGTTGTCCTGTGCCGCCTGGTTCATGCTCTCGTACGTGGAGAGCAGTTCGCCATCCATCGATAATTTACACACGAATTTGGAACGAGGATTCTCGGCGCCGGACTTGCGGGACTGATGATTCCTCATGAGTGCCACAGGAGTGGCCTTGTACTCTTTCGAATGAATCTCATTCTCATGCATAAAGAACATGACCTGAACGCCCTCCAGACACTGACTGTGGACATAGTCATCGACAATATCCCGCTGACGATCCTTATCGATAGTATTGAGAGTTGATTCGGGCAGCCGTTGCAAATATCTATCGACCCACTCCTCGGCATGATCGATGATTTGCTGAAATGCCGCATAATCACCTTCTTCATTCTTCATGTGTTCAATATATTCTCTGAAATCTCGCTCATGAAAAGTATTCCTTTTCTGCATATTCTCATTACCCCATAATGGCTGACAATTTTTCCAATGGAAACATAAGAATGATTCTCTTGGGTCGGTAAGATCAAAGGCATTTAGTGGGATCTTATGATCTATATGAATGCCATATTTCACATCGGTATCTTCAGTATAGAAATAACCCAATTTATCCCAGGACATATCCGCTGTGAATAAAGATTCAATATGCTCCTTGAAATAAGAAAGATTGCAACTGATGTAGGGATTTATATCCAGCATCTGTATTTTGGGATCATTCACGAGCACCTTCAATTTGCTGTTGACATTGGGTACAATCATTTCTCTGATTTTTACCCTGATATAGAAGCATCTTCTACAGATAGAAGTTAATTTGTCGGGTGCATGCTCACTCGATTCAAAAGAACTTAGAGGTTTCCAGCCACATTTGGGCATTATACAATTTTTTCCATATACACCATGTTCATTCTGAGAATGATTGGATGAATCTGTTCTGTACATTGCATCTTTTAGTAATGCTCTATCTTCTCTCGATAACGTAGTGGTCGTCCTATAAAATTCATTCATCTGACGAACATATTCTTTATTCTCCAATTTCCAGTTTTGGGTTATTTCCTGACGAGCATCCTTGTGATTGTGATAATTTCGCGTGGCTCTATTTCTACACATATGACATGTCTTGTGAAGACGATCATTATGCCTGAAAGACTGTTCTTCCCTTTGCAACTTGCACTGATTGCACCTCATAATTAATTTGTTGTCTGACTTAATGAAAGCAATTTGAAAATTAAAAATCAGTTTTTCTGGGAAGAGGTTTTCTCATTATGAAAGCATGTACTGATTTGCCAAATATCCGAAGAGGCAGAAGTTGAGATGATTTTATTTATCTTTCGAATAAAATCCTAGTACTCACGATATTATTATACTATCAACATCCACCTCTTAAACGAAGCACCCGTGCTTCCCCTCTGACTTTCACCAGAGGCCTGACTGTATCTTAAGGCCATCATATGGAATTGTCTATGTTCCATCAGACCCCATACCCGTTCAGTCGATGAACGCCCACCATATCCTCGACACTGACGGACTTAGGTGGTGGCGCTGCGGATTACCTATTTCAATCTTTTTCAAGATCTCATACCTGACATTATTACCATTGGGAAGATGTATTACATCTGTTCTCTTTTCTTCGTTTCCAAAGAAAGATGGTAGTCAGGCCTTTAAGGCGTTCCCGAACAACAAGGCATGTCGCAGAGCATTACCTATCAAAGTAAGACTCTACTTGCCCACCCAATGACTGGTGGACACACTCCGAAACAATTAGAGGTTGTAATCAATTAGCGACTACAAATCTTCTAACTGCTTACTCAAAGTGGAGCGTCGACTCTTTTTGTATATTATAGTCCGACAGTGTTCTACCGTCCTCCAACTGCTTTCCTGCAAAGATCCGGCTTTGCCCCCGTGGCTTTCACCACGGGCCAGACTGTACCTTAAGCCCGCTCTGGCTGACCAGACCGTCATAACGGACCAACACCCGTGCGCGTCGTTGAGGGAGCATCGTATCCATGGTCATGGCGGACGTAGACGCTTTACCCGCGGATTGCCCAATCCTGAACGTTGTTACTATGAGCGAGGTCATTACCCTGCCTATTATCCCGCGTTTCCACGGGATAAGGAGTAGTTCAGGCTCTAAGGGGATTCCCGACAATTGAGGTGTTTCGCCGCGTCCGAGAACGCGACTAACGGCTGGATGGAGTTGTGAATGACCATCTCAAGTGTTTCCCCTCCTTACTGTCATTCGTTTGGGAGGCACGCCGTTTTTCTGATCACTAGGGTCGTTTCCTGATGGTTCACAACAATCCGAAAATGTCATCCGTCGTCTACCGTGGCTGGTGGTAGTGAATGGCGCTGCATGAAAATGCGCGCCTTGAGTTCCTGCAATACCGAATCGAAAGGTTTGTACGTGCTGCTCTTGGAGATGTTCTTGGCGGCGATCAGGGGGCGACAATTGACCCACGAGAAGCAGGATTTCCGCTCCTCCTCGTCCAGGAGGTTGAAACTGGCAATCGGTTTCGTGTGATCGATATGCCAGACCTCACCGTAATTCTCCATGTCCATACCGTCATATAACTGAAAAGCGATCCATTTCTGGAAAAAACTGGCCGTGCATCCCAGATATTCGACCGTCCGTTCTTTCTTGGGGATGCGTACTTTGGTGAGGGCGGCATAGACACGGCATCTCATGCGTCGTTCGAGATGGAACGCCGGATCCGTCTGCATTTTCATTTTTTTGTAAGCATCCGTTTTTTTGATATATTCCTCTTTATTCTCCTCATAATATTGTCGTTTGAGTTCTTTTGTGCACTCCTTGCACGCGGAGCGGACAGTGCCCTTTCTTTTATGGAGATAGAATTCTTCGGTCGGACGGATTTCCTGGCAGACGGTGCATTTTTTGGGGGCGTCTTTCTGGATCTCGATCTGATCCGGGACGTTCGATGCGACGCGCTGATAATAGGCGCGATTCTTTTCATGTTCTTCTTGTCGTTTCTCATTCGACCACTGGCCGCGTCGCGCCTGTTCTTTGGCGTTCACGCACACCTTGCACATGGACAAGGTTTTCTTAAAATCCTCAAACGGTTTTGTCTGCAGGCACGCGGAGCAGGTCTTTGTGGCATTCGCCTCTTTGGAATCGAGATGCCGTTTCATCTTTTTTTTCTTATCGCAGTCCTTGCAGATATTCTTGAGGGAGATGAATTCCTGCACCGGGCCCGTCTTCTCGCAATGGATGCATGTTTTTGCCTCCCCGCTCGTCAACTCCGCCTGTCGGCGTTCCGTATACACCTGTTTTGTGCAGGCACGGCACATGCCCTTTGTCTTCTGGAACTCATCGAGACCCTTGATCTGGTCGCACCGATTGCACGTCTGCTGTTGCATTTATCTTCTTTGTTTTCCCTTTCCAGCCACGGACGGATTTCATTTTTTGGAATTGTTGGTCAGGTGGAATACCCGAATCTTTGTTGATCCGGAGGGATGCCCTCTTTATCCTGGATCTTTTGTTTGACGTTTTCGATCGTGTCGCTCGGATCCACCTCCAGCGTGATGGTCTTCCCAACGAGCGTCTTGATAAAGATCTGCATATCCTGTTCTGGTTATTGAACGCAAAGATTTTATTTTTTTTTCAATTTTCGTCTCGTCCATGATATAACAGTTTGGACTACGTGTTATAAATGAGAGTACTCTTGTTCTTGATGGTCGCCTCCATTTCCACGGCGCTCCGGCAGGTGACTCTGGAAATACTTTGCGCGCCGCAGCGGGTAAAAGCCTTTTCGTCGTTCCACATCAATGTCCGTTACGACATCCGGGAACCGCTGCGAGCCGACCTCCATTTCGATTTTCTGGATGAGACGACCAAGACGTGGCTGGCGGGAGAGACGATCCGACTCCCCTCGTACCAGGGGAACATCAGCATCGGCATGCAACTCCCGCCCGACAAGACGCCGGCCGTCTACATCTGGAAAGTCTATCTCAGCCCGCACAACGAATTCTTCCCCAACATGCTCGCGGAAAAAGGACTGGCGATAACGATCGGCGACGAGGACGATGCGGGCTGCCCCGTCCTCCCTCCTCCGGTACCGTCCGATTCATACGACGCGCGAGGAGTGGATTATCTCATCCTGGATCATCTGGAATCTCGTATCGACAATCGATGCGGGATATCGATCGATCTGCGCTATCAACTGCGCACTCGCGAGGAAGCCTTCCTCTCGATCGTGCTGATGGATCGGACGAATGAGATCTATGCGGCCGATCCGATTCGTCCGATCCACCGAGATGACGAGAATACCACTCTCCACATGGACCTTGATTTCCCCCTGCCACTCTCGAACCAATCCCTGTACCTCGAGGCCTCACTGCTCCCCTCCACGACCTCAACGTGGGAGGACCGTCTGGCGGAAGATCGGAGGTACCATCATGTATGCACCGCGGTATAAACGCTTGATCGTCTCAGAAAATAAATGCTCCGCACCATTTGTTTTCACAAGGATCGTCTCTTGCCATCCGTCTGTCGTCCCACCAAGATCATGGTCATCAATTGCAGCCCGGATTTCCTCGCGGATCAGGAAAAATTTCCGGACATCAGGACGATCCTCTACATCAACCAGGATCTGCGGTACAGTTACGATTTCATCCAGCGGTACCGGGACTGCGATTGGATCATCGACGAGACCCACAAACAATGGTTCGGCAACTACAATCACGATTATCGTTTTCGACCGAACGTCCGTCGACTGCTCGTCAGCAACCTGAGACACGACATCTGTCGTGAGATGGGCTGGATGAATTATTGTCGATTCTTATCTTTGCTGGATACATGATGTATCTAATGATTTTTTCGAACTATGTCATTAAATAAAATCATCACTATCGTTACCACAACCATCAGTGACAAACCCATCACAACGACCCGCCAATAAATCATCATCATACAAACAGATAGAATTATCTGGAGTACCCTCCCAAACCAAAAATCATACAAACAGACCTATTCATCGATCGGATATCCCCCGATCTCCTCATATCAACATTCCCAATACAGGAGGACAATTACGACAATTACCATCACGACAACGACGTGAACGAGAACAGAGAGTGAACGCGGGAGGATCTGCCGGGGTATAATCGGATCTGTCGATTTATCTGAAATATTCAAAAAAAAAAATGGATGTTAGAGAGAAAACATGCGATTCTATCAGCACGAGATCATCTATGTGTCCGCGCTCCTGCCCGCGGTGATGAACCTCTTCCTCCCCGGTTCCCCGTTATTGATTTTTTTTGTGATTGTCCCCCTAGTCGATCATTTTGTCAAAATGGATCTGACACCGTCCATCCCCTCGACTCGCATCACCGATCTCCCCCTGCTGGCATGGGCGCCACTGCTCCTGCTCAATCTATGGTCGCGACCGGTGCATCACCCGCTCCTCGACACGCTCTCCATGGGTCTTCTCATGGGACAGAGCATCAACATCGCGCACGAACTTATCCATCGCCGGGATTCCTGGCTCCATCTCCTAGTGGGGCGACTGCTCCTGACACTGAACGGGTACGGTCATTGGGAGGAGATCCACCTCAAGATCCATCATGTCCATGTGGGCACACCGATGGACATGGATTCGGCGAAACGAGGCGAATCCCTGTATTCGTTCCTCGTCTCTTCCATCCTCCGGACAGGCCGGACGGCTCTGGCGATGAATCCATCCTCGTACGCGATGTATCGCGCGATAGGATGGTTCTGGATCCTCATGACCGTCCTGTTCCAAGGGACATGGTACTACGGTCTGTACCATTACCTCGCGGCGTGGATCGGTGTGATCCTCCTGGAAACGCTGAATTACATCGAACACTACGGTCTCGAGAGGCATCCTCAGAACCCTATCCAGGAATCTCATTCCTGGGATGCCTCCTCCGCGCTGAGTCCCGTCATGGTGTTCAAACTCACCCACCACAGCGATCATCACATGCACGCGCTGAAACGGTACCCGGAACTCAGGATCCGACAGCATTCGCCCAAAATGCCGTACAATTATCCCATCATGATGATGTTCGCTTTCGTGCCGTCGCTTTTCCAATCGATCATGGACCCACGGATCCCATCGACTAAATGAGTGATGATTGACACAAAAAAAAAAATCATAAATAAAATGCCGTCCGCGAAAAAATTACAGACATTCTTACGTCAGGGCGATCTGTCGTCATCCGATCAACAACAACTCGCTCGATCGATTGCCGATCTCAAGAAAAAACGTGCACAGAAACGATCCGCACGCGTCGCGACCCTCCCTTTTGAGATCCAGATCCATTCATGGTATTATATCAATACCACCGAAACTCTTTCGGAAAAAGATCTCGAGAAAAGATACCAGATCCCCAGAACCATCCCGCACACATTCGTGGCACGACCACGATTCACTCGATTCCAATCCTCAACGATCAACAAAAATCATCGTCATAAATTCCATATCGATGCCGTGATCCGATGCCCTGATTTTGCATCGATTCAGAATGTATGCCGAATATTTCGCCAGCATTCACTGGACCTGATTTCCTACAGTCCTGGTGTTAATCAGATCTTCCTGCATTATCCGACGCACCCCAAAATCAACCCCGACTGGACGGCCATCGCCAGACAACAATTGGGTATCGACTGCTCACAACCAGATTGTAACCAGAAAATCTGGAGACATTTCAATCCAGACGAGACGAGCCGGATCTCGGTGACGTTCAGGGACGAGATCATTTTTGACAATAACGATTCGAACCAACTGGAGATTGTCGGTGGATTCCTGAGTATCGTCGGGAGATACATGATGTCGGGTGCTGGATTTGGAGTGGATGCAAAAGGACAATTTATACCGTGATATGGTTTTATCGTTCATGCATGGCGACTTTTTTTTTCATCCGGGCAGGAGGAAAAAAAAAAAGAAGTCCATCATTGTTGTTTTTTATTTTTTTTTTCAACAATCAATATAGACACCAATTTTTTTGAATGCATTGTCTCGAGAGGACGCTGCGTTCCTACACGCTATGGAACCTCATGATTGTCGGCGCCTCCTGTTATCAACCCCTCTATTTCCTGCCGTGGGCGCAATGGTCGTCGTTGTGCGTGACGACCGTCGTCCTGAATGCCGTCCTTGTCGAACAATTCCCGATCCGGGAATTCTACCGGAACACGATGCCCGGACTCTACATCGTCTGGATCCCCGCAGAATTCCTGATCCACTACCTCCCCCTCCTCCTGATCGGTCTGCCCACATCCTACGAGGGATTGGTGCCTTTTTTGTCCGGATTCCTGGTCTGGGTGTGGACGGCCATGCCCCGTGTCCATCGCATCTATCCCGCCGCGTTCGATCGGTACCACCGCGTCCTGCTGAAATCGATCCTCTGCATGTCGTGCTACGGTATCATCGTGATCCATCGCCATTCTGTCTCACGACTGAAAATATTTTGTAGGGATGATCGCTAGATGTGAATTGTTGTTGTTGATAAGTATGGATCGATTCCAATCGGGAGGTGGTTGATCGGGAGGGAAAGAGGATGATCCCGTCAATATTTTTGACTTTCTTGCCATTATGTTCCCGTGCAAACTGTTGTTCATGATGACCTTGATGAAATTCTGTATCGAACGACATGAATGGTGTCGATGACGACTTCGAAAATTGTCCCTGGATGACGTCTTTTGTCGTATTGAAATCGCCCACCACCACAACCTGGTAATCTTCTCTTCCCGACAAGAATGTATCGCATGATCGTCGGATGCGTTCGATCTGGATCAGACCTTTTTTTAGATCGCGACGAACAAAATGGACATTCACGAGTACCCACGATTCATATGTCTGTTTATCTCGTAGTACAACGCCCATTGCATTGCTGAGAGCAATGATCGCAGGCGATTGCGAGGATTGTTGTGGGGGGTGTATATGAAAATGATGAGTATCATCTTTCTCCTCACCCAGGACAAGCAATGGTTTTGCCTCACCTCCTTCACCCTGCCGGACATGCGCCTGGAGCACAACCAGACCGGGCCATTCCACCAATTGGAATCGTTCCGATGAGAACGCAATGACCATACGATTCTTTTTGGCGTGATTCCCGGTCATCGCGTCTCCCTGGAGGATGACCGTCCAATCATGGGGCAATTTTTGGAACAATCTTCTGGCTGCATCCTGGTTAGCAGGAAATTCCTGGAAACAAAGGATATCCACATCCACAATCTCTTTTTTGAAAATCATTTGCAACATCTGTTGTTTCTTGGATGACGACCCCAATTCAGGATTCTGAATATTCATTGTGCCGATTTTCAGGTGAGAACGAGAACGAGATGATGGTAACATCTGAACCGGTTCACCCTGAATCTTTTCTTCTTGTCGAATGTAGTAGGGTGATGGTAGATGTTCTCTATCGCGTCTCGAGAAAACGAGTGGTCGTACCGAGAGAACGGGTGGTCGTTGTTGTGGAACGACAGGTTGTCCACCGGAGAGAATGGGTCTCATGAGTTCCTGTAGAGTGGGTATCAGTTCAATCAATTTATCGGTAGATCGGATATCATCTCGTTCCGTTGTCAGGAGCCAATCAATAATGATTTTTTTGATCCGTCTCTTATTATCGTCTGAGGATCCCTGATAAAATGGGAAAAGAGCGGTCAGGCTCTCATCGAGAGTCGTATTAGTAAATAATGGGGATAACATTTTGACACCTGTAGTGCCACTCCCGCCCCATAATTGATGAGAGTTTGTTGTCGATAATTGAGGGTTCGGATTGATAATCAGATGGTTGGGTTTCATTCGCAACAAGTACTGGAATAATGGACGATGTTTAGAGAGTTGTTGTCTGGTCTCAACATTAGGAGATTGTAAGTATGTTTTGAATAATCGGATATAGTCTTTCAATTGTTCGGATGTGATATTGGCGTCCCGAATCATTTGGAGTAATTTATCGTCAGAATCGTTTCTGAATTCTTTTTTGAGAACCTGTCTAATTTGTTGAGTTGGGCGTTCTGTCTTTGAAAAAGAAATCAAAGATGATGATTGTCTTGTAGGAGATTCTTTTTGAGTTTGTTCGATGCTCATTGCTGGGTCTGCGGAATTAATGTTTTGTTGCACTTGTTGCTGTTGTCGCTGATTTTGACTCTGAGACCATAATTGCTGAGCGACATGCCGGTGCGGCCATATACCTATCCAAGACAGATACGAATACGAAAATTTTTTATAAGGGTAGGATAATGTACAATGCGGTATCGATGTAGATAAATATTTAAGTTGTGGGAATCGTCGTTCGATCAACGATACGGAATATTTATTGATCGTCTGATCTTCGACATATATCTGCATAAATTGAAAATATCCAAGGAGGATGGGCAATGATAGTTGTTGTTGTGAGCGGAAGAATAATGGTCTAAGGAGGTCTGAAAAACGTTTGTCATGTTTGTCTATTTTTCTGAATAAGGCCACATGTTGTATCCAAATTTGGTGTTTGATCAACGATCTGGATCTCATGAAATCTTCATCATCCAGTATAGTCTTCAAAAGATGGGGAACATCCATCTGATCCACCTGATCCGGATGAGCAACTAATAATTTTATGCGTTCGAGTAATGTTTTCCAGTCCGATTTTGTCTTTTTATTTGATTTATATTCAGACTTATTGATCTTGATTTCATCCCCGGGATGGATTGTCTTTATGGAAAATAAATATGCCAGGTTATTAGCTATAAAAAATGCAGCATTCAATTCAGAATAATCTTTACCAAGTTTGATAAGACTTATGATGGGTAGAATGTATTCTATCCTTATTTTATCGCCAAAAGTGTATATAAATTTTTTGTTCATGATTTGTTTCAATGAATCGCTAGTGATTCTAATGGATTTACCATCAAACGCGTGGGACGTCAATAAATTCTCAATATTTTCGTTGCATGTCCAATTCCTATATTTAACATCGATATTCACCGGTTGTCGTAAAATATTGGTTTCATTGACTCTACTATGTTTAGGCATATTTTTAGAGACAAAATCCATAAGGTCTTCGCAAAAGACGAGACGATCGATGGCAAGTACAGTCATTGGAGGGATCTCTTCCTTGGCACGAAAAATTTTTCGATCATCAATCTTACATGCATCGGATACATATGCCGGGAACGGCCGCAGTTCGCGTGTAGTATTCATGATTTATTTAGTGATGGAAAAAAAATATACATCTCATCGAGATCGATTCCGATGATATTTTTTTTCCGGATCGTTATGTATACTGTTTCATGGTACAATCGGTGTATCAGGCCTTGGGGCGGATGAGGAACGAGACGGGGTGAGGGTACACGAAACAAAAATCGGGTTCGGGATGTTCTCGGCACGACGTCCACAGTGTATTGACCGACTTGCAGACAATATCGATGCGGACCACACGACCGACCTCGTCTCCATCGAAACAGAGATGGTTCGGGGTAAGAGAGGACGCGTAATAGATGGTATCGTTCGCCCGGACAAAGGCCTCGTCCAACCGCGAGAAGGTCGGGGTGGGACTCATCCACACATCCATCACATAATCACGCCCCATCCTGTAATACTCCATGGGATGGATGGTCATGTCGTGACGATCGGGAGGCCGGAAAAAATGGAGCGGGTCGCTCGAGATGGCGTCCGTGTGATACTCGAGGATTAGGAAATGCAGTTTGTCCTCTTTGTCCGCGACAGTAATCACAACCTCCAGACGGTGGCCCTCAAAATAGGGCGTCCGGACACGGAAAAAATTAAAAAATAGATAGTGTTTCTTCTTGCCATTCTCAAAAACAGCAGTCTCGACCCAGCGCAATCCTTCCGGGATCCGTTCCAGGACCTCCTTCTCCTCCCCGCTTACCTCGTACGCCGTCCACAGACTGCCCGGAAGAACGTGGAACGTCATGTACCGATCTCGTAATATCCAGTCATAGATCCATTCCTGGCATACCCGGGGCAGCACCGAGAGACCGTACGCCGCCCATTCATAACATCGTTCCATTTATCTCTGACGACGACAAATTGTTAGATGATGGACTCCGGTTGATAAGGGGGATGTCGATGTAGTGATGCCGGAAAAGACAGCTGTAGAGAAGAGGACAATCGAGTTTGGTGTCCTCGATCTGCCGGATGATGTAGACGAGGACGGGGATCATTTCTTTGCGGAGGAGGGTAGCGGGCGAATGATGGAACGGGAACAAAATGCGATTCTTGGAACAAAAAATAGAAATTTCTTTCTGGAACGATTGGTTGATCCAGCACTGCGAGATGTCGATGAGACATTTCATCTCGGCATCGCGCACGGACAGGCACTGGTACGTCGAAAGAAACACGCACAAAAACGAGGAAAGGAGAGACTCATCAAAGGCGAGAGCGGGATTCCAACCGAACAATCGTTTCTCGTAGAGGAGGATGAAAGGACAGTAATGACAGCCGAGTTCCTCGGCAATGCCGAGGGGCAGGATCGATGTCAGGATGATCTTATGATGAAACGACAATTCGCGCAGTCGATCGACCCGCGCCCGCAGATGATCCATCTTGAAATACCCGTCCTGATCCCATTCGACCGGCGTGGACAGGAAGATATAATCAAGATGCGGATCCAGTAAGGATACATCATCCTCCTCCCCGATCGATTGAACCAACAGATTCGGATTCTTCCACAGAGGTGATGTTGTGATGGCAGAACCAATCACACCGATATAAAAAAAATGGGATGGTTGTTTCATAAATAAGGAAGTATCTTATCTGTAGATACTTAATTTATTTTTTTTTTTTTGAGAAAACACAACCAGTCGTAGACGGCCTCGCGGTAACTGAACAACTGATCCACGGGCATGTTCTTGGACATGGCGGAGGTGTACGCGAGCGGTGTCATGATCCGGACCGGGATGATCTTGTCGTGCGAGGCGTGGAATTTCCGGTTGGTGAGCAGGACGAGGATATGGAACGCCACACCGGGATAATTCCTCTCTAGGTACTCGGCGAGGGCGACCAGTTCCTGGTCGTACGCGATCTGTTCCTCGAGCGAGTATGTTTTCATCAGGAACGATTCGGTCGTGTGGAAAAAGACGATCGGTCGAGAGGGCGTCTCGAGGTGCTCGTACAGACGCCGGATCCGGCGTTCGAACATGTCCTGGTTCTCGGCGTGCGCATTCTTCTGGTGGTGCTCGAAAAAAATACCGTACGGGTTTGTGTACGAATCATTGGGCGTGTAGAATTGCATAAACTGTTTCCGGAAGAGTCGGAGCGCCTGCCGGGGCTCAAACTCGACATAATCCAGAGGGAAACTCGTCTCTCGTTTCCCCTGATGATCCAGCGCCAGGGCGGAGAGACACCGGTTCCCCATCGGGATCCAGATGGCATCCTCCGCGGGTTGGAATCGTTCCAGTGCCGGTAGATTATCCCGGAACGACCACCGGGCCAGGAAGAGCATGGCCTGTTTGCTGTGATAATGGACCAGATTCGACATCTGCATCTCGAGGAAGACCGACGGCACCGGGTTGTCCTCGCGAAACAAGATCGCGGACAGGGCCGGCGAGAAATCGCCACGGAATCGATAAAAATCGCTCGTGATCCGCAGGATGAGGTACCGCAAGAACGATGGATCATCGGCGGGCAGATCTTTCATGACCGTGTCCAGCGTGGCGAGGACGGCCTCTGATTGCGGATAATCGCGCCGATCGAGATGATGCTGGCAGAGATTGAAAATAAGGTGCCAGGATCGTTTCGACGTGATGAAATTGGTAATCAGCCCGTCATAATCGCCGTACCAGAAACGGAATTTGTCGGGCGATGTTTCCGTGATGATGGTCATAATGGCCTCGTCGAGCTGCCACCACCCTTCTTTATGGATCATCGTTTCCCATTGTTCTTTGAAAAGCCGGCTGTACTCCAGGACACAGTCCCTGTACCCACCGAAACAACTCCCCCCGATATGATGGTAGATGGTGTGGAAATAATCCTTCCATGTCTGCGCATCGTCCTTCTTGGTAGGATGGATACGGAGCTGATGGATGTGCGTCCGGTCCTGCCGGATGTACGCCGGCCACTCGTCCGCGACCGATGCCCAGTCGGCCGGAGACGCCTTGGCGCAGTGCTGGATCCCATAATCCATCCAAAAGAAAAAATCCGACCCAAACGGGTCCTGCGCCATGGCGCGCTCCAAAAAATCAAATTTATCATTGTTGAGCAGGACGTACAACGGTGTATCCTTGGCCGGATTCCGATTGAACAGCGTGTACTCCTCCATCCGCTGTTTCAGGAGATCAAGATCCTTGTAAAAAAAAGTCTCTTCGAACGGCACCCAGATAATCAGCGTCTTGTCGTGGAGATCTTTCTCTTTCCGGTAGCGCTCCGTCTCCTTGTATACGGTCATGTCGTCCGTGAAAATAATCATAGGGAGATCAATGTCCAGCATGGAACGTCCCAGAGCAATATAATCATTGATTTTTCGAGTCCCGCCATCCTCCTCTTCCTTGGATCGGATATCGTATAATGCCGTCACAATCGTAATATCCATTTATCATCCCGATTCCAATCTTTAGATGGCTCTCAGGATTGGAAACCAGGAAGAAAAAAAAAAATGACGAAAATAAAAAATGACACAGGCCATGATTCGTCGTCTTGCCTTTTTATATCATACCATTTTTCGGACATTCTTGTTTATGAATGGGATCATGATCGGGATCGCTGTGCTGAACATCATCCAATCCTCGAGTCTTCATTTCCGCATCTATTTCTGGTTCTTTTTCTATATGATTATCCAGTTCTGGATCATGATGCTCCTCTTTTTTTTCTTATCAGTGAGCCTCAAGGTGTGCATCCACATGATGTCGGCGCAATCGGGAGAGGAGAATGCCGAGTGGGTGCGGATGCTGATGATTTTTCCCGAGGACAGAGAGGAAGAATTGTACCAGATGATGGCGCAGGAATCGTTGCAGACGACCACGACGCCCGCCAGGAACGCGCCCACAATGGACAAACTATTGAAAATGGATCTGGACTGGGGATCGTACATCCACCCCCTGGAACAACTGACCGACCCGCAAAAAGACGAAAAATGCCTGATCTGTCTCCAGACCATGGAACAACCCATGCCGACGATCCAGGGCGTCGTCCGTCTCGCGTGCGCCTGTCAGACCCTCTTCCACAAAAAATGCATCCTCGAATGGTTCCATTTCAATGCCAAGGATGCCGACGGCGACGAGCCCGGCCAGGTCACATGCCCCTCCTGCCGTCATGTCTTTATCGCGGTATCATGAAACATCAGAAAAAGGAGGTACGCGAGCATGCCGTTCCACAAAAAAATAGAGGCATAGATGAAAAAAATATCAGAACGAAAGAGATCCATGATGGAACGCGGATATTGATTCCGGGCGGAGGTGATCCACCCTTGGGCTCCGACGGAGAGCATCGCGTACAATTTCAGGGGGAGAAGATAGATAAAGTACATCGGAAAGACAAACAGATTCCAGAGACTCTCGGGACGGAATCGTGTGAAACACAAAAGGATCAATGTGCGCACCAGCAGGATACCAATGGCGATGAGGAGCCGCATGAAAAAGAGGGTGCGATCCCGGATCTGGAATATAGGAAACAAGGACATGATGATGAAGATGGGGAAAAATAATTCGTACAGCGTGATGATCATGAGATACACACTCTGATGGGGGATGGCACGGATCTGCCAGATCTGTTCGCGGTAGAACGAACGCATCCACCGTAGCTGTTGCTGGAAGTACCGGTGCATGGTATCGGGCGTCTCCGTCTCGATGATGGCGAGGGGTGTCTGTCGCGAGAAATGACCGCGCCCGAGCACGAGGAGCGTCAGATGACGATCATCCCCCGGCCCGACCGCCCGGCCGCAATAATTCTGGTTCACAAACTCGTCGAGGAGTTTTTGATCGAGGACTGCTTGACGGTAGATGGAGAACGGACCGCTGCAGCAATTCATCACGCCCATGGCGGACATGGCGCCTCGTTCGATCATGAAGGCGTAACTGTACCGGGCGTCGATGATACGCGCCAGCCACGTCGTCTTGTTGAAGATGCGTAGATTTCCCGTGGCGCACCCGTTCCTGGGATCGGCGTGCATGCATTCAATCAATTTCTGGACCGCGTCCGGTCGGACGACCGTATCACTGTCCATGATGATGATGTACTCGTTCTCCGGGTAATTCTCGAGGACATGACGGAAACCGGCCTCCATCGCATGCCGTTTCCCGGCGTGCGCGCGCATATGGATCCTGGTCGGGTAAGACACACTGGCGTGTTCGAGGATGGTATCCTCAAAGAGCGTCCGCATGTACTGATCCTCGGGTTGATCCCCGTCGATAAAGGCGTGCAGCGCCGTGATATTCTCATAACGACTCCCTATAATGGATCGGAGACATTGTACCCAGTACGACGGATTCTCACGGTAACCAATCACAAGGATACATACCGATGGGGATGCGTCCCCGATATCGATCGATCTCATAGCATACAGGTTCTTGATGGCAAACAGGATCTGCACGATGCAATAGATCAGGATCAGCAGCCCAAAAAACAGATTCTGATGAATGATGATCGAATAGGGATAGCCGATCGTCATCGACAGCGATAACACAATCAATAAAAAGATCTTCCAATTCATCCTTGTCCTATTTGTCGATATTTTTTTAAATGAGAAAAAAAAATCTTGAGGGACATAAAAGGAATGACGGGATTTTTCAATTCTCTTTTTGGAGGTGGGAGCAGCGCACAGACGCAGCAACAGAAAAAGACACAACAGCAGACGAAATCGCAGCAGCAACAGAAAAAGACACAACAGCAGACAAAATCGCAGCAGCAGCAACAAAAAAAGACGCCGCAAGGACAATCATTCGAGCAATTCCAACAACAGAAAAAGACGCCGCAGGGACAATCGTTCCAGCAACTCCAGCAACAGAAAAAGACACCGCTACAGCAACAACAGAAACCACCCTCGTCCATTCCGCAACAACAGATTAAACAAGTCTCCGATATTTTCTCTCAGGACAAGCCGTACGATTTCAATGACGAATTGATCGAACGTTCCGATAAACATGTGGATCAGACCGCGACGCAATTACAGAAAGCCCAAGAAAAAGAATTACAGACACAATCCGATCTCCACCAACTGCAGCAGATCCCGGATGTCCCTCCTCAGCGTCTCCTGCAGCAGGTGACACAGGTCCAGAAGGCGCAGCAGAAGACCGATCAGGCCCGCAAGGCGCTCGATGACGCCATCGAGGTCAAAGAAAAACTCCATCATGTGCTGCAAAAAGTCGACCGACTGCAGCAGAAGATCCAACAGAAGATCCAACAGAAGATCAAGCAGGCCGATCGTGAGAAACCCTTTTCGCCGAACCGCCAGCACGTCCTCGTCAAAAAACCCAACCAGACCTATTTCTACCAGCGTCAGGTGAATCCCACGACCAAGTGCTGTCTGCACCCGGGTCTCCATTCCCCCGTCAAAAATTATCATCTCCCTCATGCCACGTCCGCGTAAAACGATGATCCAACACTTCTATTTTTTTTGTGACAAAATAGAATGATAGGATCAGATCAGGTGACGGGTTGGAACATAAAAGGACCGTAGTATAGGATCCGCGATCCCGGAAATCGCTGCGTCTTTTTATCGCAGTTGATGCATATATCTCCGCCGCTGAACGAATTCTCGGTGAAAATCGTCTGGTTGATCCAGAGTTTCTGCGGGTACGGCAGGTGCCAGTACTCGAACGTGGGATACACCTCATCGGGTCTGTAGAAATTTTTGAGGCTATCGAATGATTCTTCGCACGCCGCATTCTCGATCCGGAAGGGAGTGTCGATATCCGGGTGGACCGTGACGGTATCTGTCCCTGCGGCGATATCGAGGACGCGTTCGTAGATGATGATGGCATTCCAGTCTCGGATCCGCCACACGATACGATCGGGATACAATCCGATAATGTACTGGAGCGCGCCGTTGTACGTCGTCTGCGTCGTGTTCTTGAAGGGCTGGAGATTGTACGGGCAATAGAACCGGTTCGGGAGTTGGCTGTTGGATGCTCCCTGGACAGATTCTTGACAACTCTGTGAAGGAAATTGGATCTTGGATGTGCCCTGAAGGTACGATTCAGCGTCGGTATCATCGGCTGTCATATCCCAACGGATCCCGCCACGGATCAGATTCCCGTTTGCATCTTTTTTGGAGAGTGAAAAACTCGCAATGGCACCGATGGCACGGCTGGTCTTCATCCAGATGGAATACTCGCCGTAACCGAGAGATTGTTTGAGATTGATCAATCCCGATTGGATGGAGGATCGTTTCGGGTTCGGTTGGCAACTGAAATTGCACATGTTGAATGTCCAGGACTCGGCCCTGGACGCGGTGGGCGTGCTGTACACCACCATTTTTTCGGCATAGGCCGGATCGGATCGATTCTCCCACATGTCCGACAGAGTCATCGGTATCTTGATGGCGGGTGCTCTCGTCGTGGTCCTATATACCGGTCCGTACGTCGAGGAGGTCGTGCCGATCTCGTACGGCGGGACTGGTCCATACGTCGAGGAGGTCGTGCCGATCTCGGACGGCGGGATGACGATCGGTCCATATGTCGAGGAGGTCGTGCCGATCTCGGACGGCGGGATGACGATCGGTCCGTACGTCGAGGAGGTTGTGCCGATCTCGGACGGCGGGATGACGATCGGTCCGTACGTCGAGGAGGTGGTGCCGATCTCGGA